AACGAATTATATACAAATATTCACGAAGCGTGAGCATTAATGCAATAAAAAGAGAAATTTATTGTCACATTTTGTTAAGTTATTGATAAATAACGATAATTTATTGACTTAAATTGTTGTATTTGTGATAATTACGCAATCCAAACTCACGCAGAGCCAACAATGATGGCCCGAAATCGCCCAGGCAAGTCCGAGCGACAGAAAAGCGCCCCTCCAGGCGAGCGTGACGATCAACTATCAGCGACGGTTTATCCGGCTGGCTCTATAGAGCTGCCGGAATATGCACACTAAAAGCTGGTCGACACTAGAGATCAAATCAATTGATGATTCGCAACGGATCATCCGAGGCATCGCCTCCACACCAAGCACAGACCACGCCGGCGACATAGTCGAGCCAAAGGGTGCCAGGTTCACTCTCCCGATTCCTCTCTTGTCCCAGCACGACCACGGATCTCCGATAGGTATGGTCAGGACTGCTCGCGTCACAGACGCCGGCATTGAGATCGAGGCTGAGATTGCGAAAGACTCTGGCCTTGACTATGTGGAACGTGCCTGGCGCCAGATGAAGTCGGGCCTTGTTCGTGGCCTGTCAATTGGATTCCGAGCCACGAAATCCGAGCCCATCAAGGGCGGCGGCTATCGCTTCAAGGAGTGGAAGTGGCTCGAACTTTCAGCCGTGACGATCCCTTGCAACGCCGAGGCGTCGATCACCGCGATCAAGCATTTTGATTTTCTGGCGACCCAGTTCGGGTCGGAGTACAGCGAATCGATTGGCCAAATCAAGCTCGATGAGGTCGAAACACCCAGGCTCGATGCAGCCCGTTCAATCATTAATCAATGGAGTCAGAAATGACCTTATCCGTAAAAATTAAATCAATCGAAGGCGAAATCGTCGCCGCCAAAGACGTCATCACAGGTCTGGTAAAAGCCGCTGAAGCTGACAGCCGTGATCTGACAGAAGTCGAAGCAAGCGAAATCTCGTCTGCTAAGGCTCTGATTGAGCAGAAAGAAAAATCGCTTCAGGCTTACAAAGACGCCGAGCAATCATTGGCCAGCTCTGTTGCAGCTCCTGCAATCGTTAAAGCTCAACACCTCGGCACAGTTAAGAGCCGCAAAGGTGAGGATATGCTTTTCGCCAAGATGGCTACTGCTGCTTTCGTTTCGCACGTTCAGGGCAAGTCGCTTGAGTCCGTGGTTGGTTCTTACTTTGAGTCCGATCGTGAACTTCAAACAGTCGTTAAGGCTGAGACAGCTCCAGCAACAACTCAGGCCGCTGGTTGGGCTGCTGAATTGACCCGTCAAGGCTATGCTGACTTTATGGACGCTTTACGTCCAAACAGCTTTTATGCTCAGTTAGCTGCTTCCGGTACATCGATCCAATTCGGTGGCAACAACTCCATCAGCTTGCCAGCTCAAGCCGGCGCAATGGGTGACCTGGCCGGCTCGTTTGTTGGCGAAGGCAACCTGATTCCTGTCAAGCGCACTAGCTACGCAAGCAAGATTCTGAATCGCTACAAGATGGGCGTGATCAGCCACTTCTCGAAAGAGTTGAGCCGTGTCAGCGTTCCCTCGATTCAGGGTCTGATCACAAGCCAAATCGTTGCCGACACAGCATGGGCAATCGATGCAGCCTTGATCTCTGCAAACCCAGCAGTGCCAAACAAGTCACCCGCTGGCTTGCTCAACGGCGTGACGCTCGGCACATCAGCTGGCAGCACAGCAGCCGACATCCTGGCCGATATCAAGACTCTCGTCACTCCTATCATTCAACAGAATGGCAACAGTGCTTCGATCGTTTTGTTGATGAACCCGCTCCAAGAGTTGGGCTTGTCATTCACAACGACAGCAGTCGGCACTTATGTATTCCGTGACCAGCTCTCCGCTGGCCGCTTGAACGGATACAAGGTCATCGTCAGCAACAACATCCCTGAAGGGACTGTGATTGCAATGGATGCCTCGTCATTTGCTTCGGCATTTGACACTCCTGAGTTCGCCGTGTCTGACACAGCGTCGCTCGTTCAGGCCGATGATGTTGCACCCGATCCAAGCGTGTTGGACAAGAACAACTTCGGCGCGGTCACGACCGGCAAGGTTGTCAGCTTGTTCCAGCAGGAATTGATCGCTGTTCGCATGACGATGCCCTTGTCATGGGTGATGCGTCGTGACGGTTTCGTCACCGGCATCAACGGCGTGGCCTGGTAATCGTAAGTAAATAAACAAGGGGAGGCTCGTCCTCCTCTTGTTTTATGGAGAATCAAAATGCCTAGTTTTTTAATGTGGCAATTCAAGAACCGAAACGAAGGTGTATTTCACGCTGCTAATTCAGCCGCAGAAAGAACCAAGATGCTCGGCAAAGGATATGTCGACATCACTGGCCAGCAAGTCTGGACCGTACCTTATCCAATTTCAAAAACGACCAAGCAACCAGTCGTGAATGTACCCGCCCAGGTTGTTCCTGAGTCTCCTGCTGAGACGATCCCTGCCGAGGCAGCCGCAGAATGAAACTCCTCGACCTATTTAAGCGCAAGTCACTCGTCAACACGATGGATGTCGGCGTCTTAAATCAGTCCTGGGGGCAGGAGTGGTGGCAAGCGGGACGCAAGCCTTTGCAGGGCGGCAATAACGCCGTCGTGGAGGCCTGTGTCCGTCGCTATGCTGCATCAATCAGCTCGATGCCGATTGAGCATTTCAGAACGAAGGAAGATGGTGCGCGAGTCCCTGTCAAAAACAGCGCGGCTCTGAGAACCTTACGCAAGCCCAATCCGTTGATGAACCAGGTTGAGTTCTTATCGAACCTAGTTCGCAGCCTGTTTTATAACGGCAACGCTTTTGCTGTGGCCAGGCGCAACAACAGAACCGAAGTGGCTGAAATGTGGCTGATGCGACCAGAGATGGTCCACGCCTATCGGCTGCCGGACGACGGTGGAGTGGTTTACTCGCTGAGTGACACTCGTTTCACATACGAGAACTTCGATCCTGAGTATTTTGTCCCAGCTCGGGATATGTTGCACATCAAACTCGCAACACCTGACGACCCTTTGCGTGGTGTGTCGCCCATTGAGTCAGTCTTTGCAACTGTGACGACAAACAATGCGATCACAGCTGGGTCGGCTAATTTCTTTACGAATCAGGGCCGGCCATCTGGCGTGATTAGCACTGACAAGGATTTGACGAAAGAGCAGATCTCAAGATTAAGAGAAGTCTGGAATCAACAGTCTGCCGGGTTCTCATCTGGACAGACACCAATTCTGGCAAGCGGCCTGAAGTGGCAACAGATTTCGATGTCGAGCCAGGACGCTCAGATGATCCAGGCTTACCAGATGACGGTTGAGGCGATCACCAGTGTTTTTGGTGTGCCTCTCGCCCTGGTCAACTCGATGGGCAATTCGACATACAACAACACAGAGCAGCTGATCAGCCATTGGCTGGCCACGGATCTCGGCCACACAATCAAACTGATTGAAACGTCTCTTGAGAATTTCTTTGAGCTGGATGCTGACGAGTCAATCAACCTAGACGAAAAGATTCTCCTTCGCACCAACATGAAGGATCGAGTCGACACGCTTGGTCAGGCTGTACAGCGAGGGATTTACTCACCTAATGAGGCGCGACGCATCGAAGGGCTGCCTCCTGTAGAGGGGGGTGAAAAGCCTTACCTACAGCAACAGATGATCCAGGTCGGTGAGACTCCCGAGCCTGTCGCGCCTCCTGCGCCCCCGACACCAGCTGTCGAGCAGCCTGAGGATCCAGAGGCTCAGGACAACGAAGCAGAAAAGGCGCTGATCAAATCCATACTGATTGGAAAAATGCACCATGCTTGACCACAAACAATTACCCGTTATTGAGGCAGTCGCAGAGGTTCTTTCTGAGACTCGGGACTCATTAAACAAAGCAATCGAAAAGAACGCCGGCGAGCTCGCGGCCATCCAGGCCAAGCTCATCGAGGTCGAGGCTCGCGCAGCGGAGTCAGAATCTGAATTCGCCGCTGAGATGCTTCGGGTTGTGCAGAGCAATAATGAAGATAACTTATCCATTACTCGCGAGGCAATCAATGATTATGCAAAAACTATTAGCGATCTGGAACAGCGTCAAGGAAAAAGTGAAGAGCTTTCGCTCCAAGTAAAGGCTGACGTCCAGACGCACTTCGACGCACTGAAGTCAATCGTTGACGAGCGTCTTTCGCAGATCAAAGATGGTCGCGACGGCATTGACGGCGAGAAGGGTTTAGACGGCGCCGCCGGCCAGGACGGCCGCGATGGTGAGCCAGGGCGCGATCGCCCAATCATTGAGCCGATGCTGGTTCGTGATGGCGACAAGGTAGACAAGAACACGCTCGTCGCTCATGGTGGCGGTTTGTTTATGACTAGCCGCAAGGCGAACGGATCGCCGTCAGATGACCCGGCAGGATACAACGTCCTGGTCAACGGCATCGACGACATTTCGTTTGAGCAGACAGAACTTCGAAAGACCGCGATGCGTGTCGCCCTGTCTGATGGCCTAGTCATTGATCACACAATCGAGAATCACTCGCCGATTTTTCGCGGCACGTTCAAGAAAGATGTCGATTATCTGATCAATGACATTGTGATCAAGGATCGCAAGACGCTCATTAAAGTTGCCGACGAAGGCGACAAGCAGTGGCAGATGTTTGTGTTCACAGAGAAGGGTGACCAGGGCGAGTCCGGTGTTGCCGGCGCCCAGGGCGCTCCTGGCGTAGGCATCAAGGACATATTCGCAGCCGAATCAAATATTCTGTTTGAGATGACGGACGGCCGAGTTCACACGATTGAGCTTGCTCTACCTGATCTCAATGATGATTTTGATGGCGCGGCTGTCAAGTCATTCCGTGGCTATTACGATGCGACCCAGACTTATTCGTCCGGCGAAATTGTTCGCATGGACAATTCGCTCTGGCTGGCCATTGATCGCACCACAGATTTCCCGTCTGGCAAATCAGCCGCCTGGGTGCAGATGATCGCTGGAAGTGTCGGCGGTGCAGGTGGTGGAGGTGACGGTACGGTTGGACCTCAAGGACCTCGAGGCCCTATTGGTCCACAGGGTCCTGCGGGTGCAGACGGTAAACCAGGCACACCAGGAAAAGAAGGTGCACCAGGTCCAGCAGGGCCACCAGGGGCAGATGGACAACCTGGTGCTGATGGTGCTCCAGGGCCAACTGCTGTGTCAGCTGATGCAGACAACGCTGCGGTTATCTCTGCAAACGATGGGCTGATCTATGTTCCAAAGTCAACCTCATCGAGCGTGACAGTTTCTGCTGTCCCGCCGGTTGATGCGGAAGAGAATTCGCTCTGGTTCAATACTGGTAACGGTGGCCTCTACGTTTTGTACAACGACGGCACAAGCAGCCAATGGGTGCAAACCACAAGCGCACCTGGCGCGGCCACAATGTACGCAAGCGAGACACCTCCTACCGACCCGACAAAGAATCAGCTCTGGTTTAACAGCCAGACCGCGAGCATGTTCGTGTACTACCTCGATTCGACTGGCGGCCAGTGGGTCGAGATTGTCAGCATTGGCGCGGCCCCCGAAATCACAAAACTTCAGAACGAGATTGCAGACCTGAAAAAACAG